TCATTAAAACTAGCAGAAATGTTATTTTTATTCTTGCAAATCATTTTGCGACGGGCGGCTATCATCCATATTATCCGCACCTCCGATTTGTTGTTTTTGTCCAGAAAGATTCAGCCCGTATTTTTCCTGCATTTCCTTATCCTCTCCCAATTCTTTGTAAACATCTTCCGGATTGTAGCCATCTTCCCGCAAGATCTCTTGACGTGTAGTTAATCCGGCATCAACGGCGGCAATACGCGCATCTGTTTCTTTTTTAGGATCAATCATTTCCCGGCGCGGCGCTGTCCAATCTGCGGTCAATACATCACGAAAAGAAATATGTCCCGCCATCTGACAAGCTTCGGTAAACCATCGGAAAACAACTTTGGAAAAATGTGGAATCATCACGTTCCATTGCCAATGCTGGACATTTCGACTAAACTCAATCCAGCCCATACGCCCGGACGAAAAATTGACCTGACTATAATCGCCCGTCATCGCCTCATAAGTAACACCGTTACCCGCTGCGATTGCTCGTAGATTGCTCCTGGTAAAACTGTCATATCCCTGTGTCAGGGGTGGCGAACTAAAATGTACGGATTCCCCATTCTTGATACGTACGATAGCATTGGGTTCCATCGTATCCATATCATCCGGCGTCAACTCATCATCGGTATCGTTACCCGTCACAAAAGCCGTGAAACTAGCGGCTACCTTAGCTCTCACGCGTTCGGCAAACTCATAATCGCCCAAATCGTTGATACGAACCATGCTAGACTTGGCGAACGGAAGACCTCTGTATTGACCAGGTCGCTCTATATCGTAAATATGGATTACGTCTTCTGCCTTTACAAAATGACTGACCATTGCAAACTCGTTGGGATGCTTGTCGTACAACCAATAACCCCGGCGGCTTCTATCTTTATTAAAATGGATTCCATACAAGATACAACCACCATCCGGCATATTGGGTTCGTACTTTGTCGTATCGATAAAATCGCCCTCCAGCATCATTACCTGCAACGGAACGTTAAAATCGCTAGACTTACGGACACGCACCAACAAACATTCTCCTGAAACGACAACGGTACGCATTGCCAAATGCTGCAATCCATATAAAGTACAACGACCGTCCACGTCCGCAATGGTATCTTCCGCCCAATTTTTCCAGATGGATTTTATCTTATCTGTCTTTCCGGTCTTTTTGCCATTGATGGAAATATTGGGGATTATCCCAGTACCGACAACATTATTGGGAATGATCTTCGATATGTTCGCGGCATATTCATTATTACGCTCCAATTGGCGCGCCCTATTTCGCAAAAATACCAATGCTTGGTGAATCTCTTGGTTTGGGGACGTGGAAAGCCCGTAAAACCCTGTCGAAAAACGGTTTTTTTGCGCGGCTTCAAAGCTACGGCGTTTGGTTTCCTGACGGTCGTACCAGTCCATTTTAAGACGGCTTTCCATTCGTCTTTGTCCCAATACGGGATTAATAAAAGCGACGGCTTTATCTAAAAAATTCCCTTTCATTGCTGCAATTTCTATTGGAGTTAAAACCTTTGTTGAACGATCCCAAAACTACTTTTTTGCGACGGGCAGGATTACCGATTCCCAATTCGGATTCCATATCGCTCTTGAGTGCTTTCATTTCGGCAAGAGACCTATAGGTCACTTCCTTATCGGCATACTTGACCACGTGCACACCTTGCGCAATGGCGGAAATTAGCTTGTTGTATTGATCTATTGTGTACATTTTGAATTATAAATTATGAATTATGAGTAATGAGTTCGGCCTATAAATAATATTTTCCTCGTTTTATGCTGCTTTTATGGTCCATTGATACATTTTATTAAAACTATTAGCTTTTGCGGCGATATTGCGCAAATCGACTAAAGTTTGCCTATAAATATCCTTTTCAGAATCAATAACGGAAATACCGTAATCGACCGGGTTACGTGTCTTTTGGAAACGGAAACCAATGATATAGCTACTCAGTGACGTGTTTTCACGGATCAACCAAAAACAAATCTGGCGCGGCCGCGTGATGTCACGCGATGTCCCTGTAAACAACAGTGTTTCCGAAATACCGTAGTATTGGGAAACCGCCTTTATAATGGCTTCAATCATTTCGTTAGCATATTCGCTAATTTTTGGCTCTTTTAGAGCTGTCTGGTTTCCCATACTGATTTACGTTTTACTTTTTTAGGTTTTGGTAGCTCATTTTCTTTTACGGGTGGATTGTATTTCGAGGTTTCACGGTCCCATTGGTCCGGCTTCCAACGATCCATACCGACGATGGAAGCGGCGGCGCGCGCATATACGTAAGTATCCAATACCTCGTTACGCTCAAATTTTTTCACCCATATATATTCCACATAGCCCCGTTTGTTGGTGGCTTGTTTAATTTCCTCCGCTGTCAACGACTTGTAAAACCAAGCATCCATTGGCAGAAAATGGCAGTAACCGTCCGGTATTACGCCCGTTTCTTTGTCGATTTGATTTTTTAGTCGGCCGTATAGTTCGGACTTGCAGTAAGAAACACCGATATGATATATTTTCTGTTTTCCAATCTTTTTTCCCGACTTGCTATATTCCACGGTTTTAGGTGGGGAAAAAATAGAATCCAGCTTAGCATTACCTTTTATGGCAATAACCTTTGATATTGGATACTTTTTTGCAAAAGCATAGACAAATGGCATCGTGTTTCCATCACTGCTATCGATGGCCATCAATCGCAAAGGCAGTTCCATTCCATCCTCTCTAACCCAAACCTCATCCACGATCTTTGCTAATTCCGTCCAAACTTCTTGTTCTTTTGGGCTGCCATCCAAAACACGATAATCCAATAACTGGCTTACTTTCCCTTTCATCCATCCTGTAATCTGCACCTCAATACGATCACCCTGAATATCTACCCCAGCGGTAATGAAAGCCACGCTGGCAAATGGTTTGTTTGCCTCATAAACCAAAGATTGATTGTTGTATCGGTCAAACAAAGCTTCCCAATCCGGTTTGTCACCAACATCTTCTTCGTACGCTTCACCTAATTTTGTGTTGGTGAAAACGATTTTTTTCGGAATATCGTTCAGACATTCATCTCGTTCTTTCAGCAATTGCCCCCAACGATAGAATCCCGTATAACTATACAATGCGTTGATAAAATAACCGTAAACAATACCATCCTCACGATCCGGATATTTGGCAACCCATTTACCTTCCAGGTTCATCCGATACTTGAAACGCTCGTCGATCAACTTGTTACAATGCTCACATTCGTATTTAACGTCACTGTATTTTTTGGCAGCTTCGCCATATCGAAGCTGGTCTATCTTGAGAATCTGGAATTCGCCACAAAAAGGACATGGCACATGGTAATACCGTTGACCTGTATTTTCAAATCCGGCATCTATTGCCGATGTACCTTTCCGCGTTGGCGTTGAGGTCAACAATATTTTTTTGCGACTACCGAAAGTCAAGGTTCGCGTTTCCGCAAGACCTTCGGCACTACCTTCCCCACCCACAGACATGGGATAACGGTCAATCTCATCCATGTACACGTTTCGCACCGCCGTAGATGCCAAACCTACGGGACTATTAGCACCTACCATCTTCACAAAACCTCCTTTAAATTCCTTGTACATCAAGGTATTTCCTTTATCACGCGCCTTTCCAACTGCAACTTTTTCGGATAAAGATGGCGTCGATTGAATCATTTTTTCAATACGGCTTTTACTAGTATCCTTCATCATCGCATCCGTTGGCATGACGTACAAGAATGGAGATGGCGCATTGTCGATGGAATAGCCTAGCCAGTTGTTACCGATTTCGGTCAATCCGGTTTGGGAAGATTTTTTAACGTAAATCTTTTGCGCCGTATCCGTCACGGAAAGACGGTTCATGATTTCTTCACCGTAAGGATTTATTTTGGAATTGTACAATCCCGGCAAAGCGGCGGTATCTTGCAATATACGTTTCGTATTGGCCCATTCCGTAACGGTCAATATAGGATCCGGGCGAAGGCCGTCAAGGTATCCGCTGATTAAGGAAAGATTGATATTTTGGAATGGGGGCATCTGGTTTACTTTATTTTTTAGTTAATGACCTTGTATATCCCATAAGTCCACTTTCTATATTTTGAATATACCACCAGCCTCCATATTCTTTAGTCCAACAAATTACAAGTGATTCGTATTTACCATGTTGCAATGCTATTTCACCAGGTTTAAACTCAATACCTTTCCACCTATTATTACTCATGATTATTTAATTTACTTCTGTTTTTGCGTACATATTCAATACATGCGTTAACTCGTCATTTAGAATGTTGATACCTTCCAGTTCACTACCCGCGCTTTGGATGTGGCTTACTACTTTTGCGGGGATAGAGAAAAGTGATTTTTTCAGTTCGTTTGCGAAATTGAAAAGGGTTTTGTTGACATCGTCCCGTCGGACTAAAACACGTTCCGCTTCTTCCAGTTTCTTTTTGTCCAATGCCAATGCAAGAATTTCCCGAAGCCGCATCGCTTCGCCCATTTTCATTCTATTCGTAATGTTGATTCCTGCCAAAAGGCTATTGCCCTCAAGCATTCCGGCCATAGTTTCCAACTTCTTTTTTTGAATTTTGGAGATGGGTTTTTCATCCGGTTCCGTTTCATCATTTTTGTTCGGACTTGCTTCTTTTTCCTCATTCGATTCGATTGCCCTGGAGCGCGAAACACCTCTTTGGGGTTTAATCATTTCTTTTATCTGTCCATATTCTTCATCTGCTTTTGCGACAATTATCTTCTTTTTTACCAAATCAAAACCTTCGAATATCAAACCCTTGTTGATTGCTTGCCGGATTGCTTTTTCGTCCACGCCTACACGCTTGGCATAGGCACGGACGGACATTTCGGCTGGAGTGGATTCTTTTGGATTTTTGGTCATGGCTATTTTGGAAGGGCATTAAGAATGTAATCCAGTTCGTGCTGGATGTTTTTTGGGTAAATGGAAACTATTTTGGAAGAAATAGCTTGTTCAGATTTCGGATTGATAACCGCTGCGTGGATGGTAACCGAAAGCATCGGATTTACAGAATCATTATTATTTCTATTGGCTAAACGTGTATGCCTACGAATGAAACCATAACCAGAAGCCCCACCTTTTTTATACATGCCACGACCAAAAACACGTGCGGACCCAGGAAGCATAAATAAATATGGAATTGTTTCTTTTTTCCCTTTTTGGACTTCGATTGTTACACCTTTTCCGTACATTCTTTTTGCACGGGAATTGTCTTTTGTTTTGATTAAGCCTTTTTTTGATATGGATGTTACAGTCCGGTTCGTAAAAGAGAATTTTGGGGCAAATGCATCCATTGGGATAGGGTTGGCTGAGGCGTTGATATTACCTGTAAGGAAATTTCCAAACTTTTTTACATTATTATAAGCAGATCTTGAAATAGCAATACCCTTCAAATATCTTTGTGGGATATTGTAATTTTGTTTGACTTGTTGACGTGCAACTGTACGACCTTGCGTTAAAGTTCGGTTAATGCCGCGTGATACGGCTATACTTATTTGCCTAGAAGATAAAGCGCCATCATTGATGAGCCTTAACTTTTCGACATCGGACTTAATATTTATTCTAATCATCGTGCTATCCTTTTCAAGCGAATAGCACATAAGTATATAGGAGTATGTAAATGCAAATAAAACAAAAAAATCGAAAATCACCAAAATTTCATTTTCCCGTTAAATGCGGACTTAAAAATACCCCGTAACTACGCATATTTTGCGGTTCGAGGTGACCGCAGACACCACCCCTCGGGGAGTACCTTTTACTAACACTTGTTAGTTTTTAACACTTTTTATCATTTTCGCGTAAATCAATAAAATTGGTATTGAATAATAAAAAAACGCACAAATGCAGGTTGGACGGAGAGGTGTACAAATAGATAATGCACGCTCGTCCAATATGCAACACGTTAATATGCAACGGCAAAAAAAATATAGCCCCCCAAAAAAATATTTTTCAAAAAAAACTTTGAAAAATATTTTTATAATATACAAATGTGTATTATCTTTGAGGTGCAATAAAACAAGTATTATGAACAATGAAGAAATCAAGGAACAAATCGAAGCGGAAAAAAAGCAACTCGAAGCTTTTTTGAAAATCGCCAAAAAGTTCCAGCTAGACGAAAAGGAAGTAGAGGCGCAGATAAATTTCTACCTCGAAAAAATAACGGAACTCAAAAAGAAATTAAAGTAGTTAACCAAAGCCCCCGAAAGGGGGCAATTAAAACCTTTTATATGAAAAAAGAGCTTGAATTATTGATGAAACTTGCGGGAAAAAATAAATTTGATTCTGAACTAGAAAAGTTGCACAAAAAATATTGCAATGATCCTAAAGCGTTAAAACAAATTTCGGATTTTATAAAATCCGAAATACAGAAATCCGCAAAGCGAATTGACAAAATAGAGAATGAAATAAGCGTTAAGGAGCAACTATCCGGAATATCGGATATGTTGAATGTTTCCTATATTGCAAAAACTTATTTCGGAAAATCCCGACAATGGTTAAACCACCGTCTTAACGGCAATATAGTAAATGGCGTCCCGGCTAAATTTAACGAATTAGACTTAAAGACGTTTAACAACGCGTTAAAGGATATTAGCAAAAGAATTGGCTCACTTAGTGTTCACTAGCACTTTGTTTTATTGCACCGCCCCGCGCTAGAGCCAGGTGCGGGGTTTTATTAAAAAAAACTTCTCTATAAAATATAGAGAAGTTTTTTTTGCTTTAAGAACAAAATCAATATCAACATCCAAGGCTTTACAAAAAGCTTCTATTCTATTATAGCGTACGACCATTTGGAACGCATAGTAGAATCTAGCAACTAAGCAAAAGGCGGCAATTTGCCGCCTTTATTCTTTCCTAAACTTACTTTCTTTAAACCCATTTTCACGCGCCCAAGCGTCGTGCGATTCAATGTATTCATTACACGGAATACACGACGCTTTCCACGTCTTCATGTCCATTAGTTTAGCTCCGACACGACCGGAAACATGATGTATGCAAGTGGCTGACTTCCAACATACAGGAGATTGTATTTCGCATTTTTGGTGAGATTGCAGATATACCATCCTGAGCGTTGAATATACCCGATTCCGTTCGGTACGCAAACGGCTATAATTCCCGGTTGGTTTCTTTTTTTTGTCGGTTCTAAACTGTTGGTGGTAACGGCAATAGCCGCCGCCGAAAACGGGATTTTCGCAATCATTTTTTTTGCAAATCTTCATCTTGTTGGTTTGGTTCGTAAACGTACATATTAGCCACCTTGGAAGCTTTCAGTTTTTCAAACAAAAAAAGCAATGCAAGTCGTTTGGCAATCCTAGGAACATCCTCATATTGCTCTCCCTGCTCAATAAACGCCTCAAATTTCAATTCTATTTCTTTTTTGGCAACCTTATCCCTATTAACTACAAAAAGTGATTCTTGGCGTGAAAAATCGCGAAATAACCATTCGGTGGCTTTTTCCGTGAAATCCATCCATACTTCCGGTGCGACGTAACGGTCCGTTACGGCTTGGCCGTACATCTCGAATGGCATCATCCAGATATTTATTTTCAGCCCCGTCAAAAATTTTTGAAAATAGTATTCCAGCATTTCGCGCCAATCGGACGGTGGCGGTAAGCGCGGCGCGCTGGTGGGCGTTTTTTGTTCTTCCATCTTAGAAGCTTCTAGCCTTTCGCGCTGGTAAGATTCTAAACACTGGTCGATCAAAATCAGATTTATGTCCTTGCCCCAATTGTTGACTGTATTGCCGTAAGCTCGCACCGAATATGCGATTTCCTCCGCGTTGTAGCTAGGCCAAGATTCCTGAAAGTGGCAATACATCTCTGCGTATAAGATCGACCTGTCTTCTTCCAGTTCCGGAATATTCCAGCCAGTAACGACCTTGATCCGTTTGACCAATCCAATCATGTAAGCCGCCCCCGTTTCGGGGCTGCATTGGGAAATCGGTGGTGCGGCGTATTTACGCGCTATGAGCAGGCGTTGCTCCGGCTCTAATGCGTTCAATCGTTGCGGCAAGGTCGCCGGAAACTGCTGCGCTTGCGGCTGTTTGTCTATCACGTGCAGATTGTTGGTTATTGTTTCGAGTTGTTTTTTGAGCGGTTGCATTTTCGGTTGCTTTTTGAGCTGTGAAAGATTGTTTGATAGCGGAAATGTGTTTATTCACGGTACGGAGCGAGTAACGGCGGAAATGATCATCCTGCATTGCGAAACGATAAAGCGTTTCGAACTCTCGCAATACACGGTCCAGCAATTCGGGGTTCGTGTAATCTAGTTCACCATCAGCCAACTTTTCGGCTATTTCCCGCAATTCATGCAAATCGGCTTTCGGATCGGCCACATGGCTGGCATTGGTCGACTTAACAACGGAAAGCATTTTTTGCACGATTGGGATTTTCGTTTCCGGAAAGAAAGTGGGTTCCCCCTGTACCCCTTTACTCAAAGAATATATATCTTCTTCTTCATCTTCTAAAGGCTTTTTTTTATGAAACCCAAAAAAAAGGCTTGGGTTATTTTTAGAAAACCCATGGGTTTCTTCTGGGTTTTTATTTTCTTCTAAAAATTCGTCCGGAACTTCTTTTTTAGGGCGGCCGCCGCGCGCGCCATTAGACCTTTGCCGTTCCGCAAAAGCAGCTTTTTCCCGGCGGCTTTTTTCCAATTTTTCATTATACCAATATCCATCAGGATGTAATACCCACTTATGTTTTATGCGGACCCATATCGAAACATCTTCTTTTTCCATACCGGCTGGATGGCCATTTTCGTCCATCAATTTACCGTTGGCCCAACTCTCGCACATTAGGTCAACATGCAATGATTTCATGTCGCGTTTCCATCGCATTGTATCTACTAGAAAATCTGTTGCGTAAAACTGGAAACTTGGATTTTTTGCCATGATAATATTTTGTTTTTTTATAAGTAAAAAGCAGTGGGTTTTTAAAACAAAACCCAAAAAAAGGCTTGGGTTTTGTTTATTCGGATATTTCACCGCGTATGATCTTCGCTATTGCGTCCAAAATCTCAAACGCTAAAGGCGGACACCATGCATTTCCATATCCTTTTATGGATTCGTTGCGCCAACTTGAAAAGGCAATACTGTCCAGTTCGGAGGGAAGCCCATCATCTCCGCCACAAACCGGGGATTGAGTTGGGAAGTTCTGCCAGTAAGTTGGCGCGCCATTTTCGTCAAAGAATCTTGGTTTTCCAACCCCGTCACCTTCTCCCCACAATCCGACGCCATCGGTGTCGGTAACAGCTGCACCAACCTCGCCAACCCGACGCTCCCGTCCTTTCCGTTCTGATTTATTTTGCGGGGCAGGCCTGACGTCATCTTGAATGTGTCGTTCTTGCCCAATATAGCTCCCGTTGTTGCATCGCTGGATAATGGAGTGGGGAGCATTTGATTTGCCGCCATTTGCGGTAAACTTATCCCGTAGCGCATCCCTTTTTTGCTTAAATTCTTTCCGTTTGTCAAATTTCGGTTGTTTCCGTCCGCGTCCGACGCTTTTACAGTCGGCAACATCGCATTTATCTGCGTTGCCAAATTGGGCATCTTCGTTCCGTTTGGGTCTTTTTCCATTCGTTTCTGAAACTTGTCCGAATCCTGTACTTCTTCCCGCGTAGTTGGCGTGAGCAATAATCCAGACCCTGTCCCGGCGGTGCGGCGCGCCGATAGCTGCAGCCGGAATAACAATCGGTTGGACTTCATATCCGATTGCTTCAAGGTCTTCACATATTGTTCCGATAAGCATTTTTGCTTGTCGTGTATATAATGCTTCGTAAATGTCAACGTCTTCCATTCGGGCAACGGTTCTACCTTCCAGGATAGGAAATAGTTCTTTTGCAGGCCCTGTTTTATCTTCCACCGTGAGGATTCCAGTAACGTTTTCTGCAACAACCCAAGCGGGCCCGATCTCTTTGACAACGCGCAACATCTCCGGCCAGAGGTAACGGTCGTCGTCAGTTCCTTTTCTTTTTCCGGCAACACTGACGGGTTGGCATGGGAATCCGCCTGTAACAAGGTGAACATGTCCATTGTATTCATTGAAGCTATATTTTGTAATGTCGTCGTACGTCTTACTTTCCTTCCAATAGTAGTGCAATATTTTACGCTGAAATTCGCCGATTTCGCAATGGAGGATATTGGTAAATCCTGCCCATTCTGCCGCAAGGTCCGCTCCACCAATACCAGAAAAAAAAGACGCATGATTTAATGTTGTATCAGTTGCCATTCTGTCTGTAGTTTGTCCGTTATTTTGCTTTTGTAACTTTTACCACTTTCAATGATCACTCCTTTGCTCTTTAGTTCAGAAAGCCGTTTATGCACCTGTTCTTCTTTCAACCTTGCTTTCTTGGCTATTGCACTCTTTATGCCACGGTTTCCGGGCAATTGCCTTAGTGCAACTATGATCTTCTCCGAAATGGCTTGTATTTCGCCAGATTCATGCATTTCTTTCAATGCTACTTTGCTAGTGGTTTTTACGGTTCGTGTAGCTGGAAGCATATTGGATACTTCGCATCCTAATAAGGAGAACATATTTTCTGTCATGGGAAATGTTTTTCGGTTTAAAAATTACAATTAGATGTACAAATTCCGTTTTCAAAATCATCGAATTGGTCAAATATTATAGATCCTAAAGGTTTACATGATCTATGTAGAAATATTGGATTATTTGCACCTTTCTTTGAAGAGTTTCTAATAGCATTATCCACTTTTAAAGATTTATTCCAATCGTCTTGATCTTTGTCCATTCTCATTTCATACCAATTTTTATCTGATTAAACCACATCCGGATTTTATAGGGATTGGTAAATTTTTATTTATAAACCAATTAATAACAGACTGCCTACTCCACCTGTCTTCCAAATAATTAATTTTGCTATAACTATATTTTGTAAAGGAATAACCAACAAAAGGATATACATTTATTTTCCAAGCGGATTGAGGATTTGCCATTCTCTCCATTTCATCCAATGTAATTCCGGACCATACATTTACATTGGGCATTTTATATCTAGGTTTTATTCCTAGAATGCTTCTTATTCGCTTATCAACAATATCTATTTTATATTCAAACGTGCATTGCCTACGTAGCATTCCAATACTGCCATCTTCATTTTTCGTAAAGGCCGGTATTGACGCAAATCGGTTATTCAAACTATTTGTTTGATTTAATAAGTCTTGGTAAAGATTTTTAGACCTATCGACAATAATTTCAATACCATTATTTTTTTTCTGCCAATCCAATAAGAAATCTAGATATTGGTAAGTTGCTTTTTTCTCAAATCCTAAATCAGAGAAGATAGCATAATCACATCTTGGCAATTCTCCAATGCTAGACATGAGGTACAATGCAGACGATTTGACACCAACACCCAATGAAATTATATTCATACAGCATCCTCCATTTCTATCAAATCAAACAATGTTGGCATTTCGCTTTTCAGCTCATACTCCTGTAGATAATTCACTTGCGCATCGAAATATCTTGGATTGAGTTCAACACCAAACCCTTTTCGGCCTTTCATCATGGCACGTAACGGGACCGTACCCAACCCGGCAAAGAAATCTATCACTTCATCGTTTTTGTTGGAATAGAGTTCGATTACTCGATCTACAATATCGAAAGGAAGCGGGCAAATATGGTTTTGCTCCCGGCGTTTGCGCTGCTCGCTGTTCAGTCCATGCATATAATTCACGCCTGTCCATGTATTTTCATCATAGGATTGCGTTGGGAGCAGAGCGAAGCTGGCCGGCAATTGGTTTGCATCTTCCAAAGATTGGCACAATGCAACGTGTTTTTCATAATCATACACATTGGATAGATTGTATTCCTTCCACCAGGACAAAATCTTGCTACTTCCCTTGCCTACTGGGTTAAAATCTTCTTCAGATAGCAACCGATCACCGCTGGATCTCCAAAAACCGCTTGCATCCAATTGCCAACGTGCGCGGGGATATTCTGTTTTGTCATGCACAACTGGCGTATCCGCATAAGATTTTGAAAGGTTGGATTGGGGTTTTCGGAAAACTAAAATATATTCATTGCTTCCACATCCTTTGTTGCTCATGTCCTTACAAGCTTCAGACCATCCTAAACGGTAAGTTTGGGCATTCTCTCTCACAACATCTGTTACAATAGTCCGGCGGCCCTCATAGATAAATCCGTGCTTCATCACATGGAAAACTGTTTTGTCCGAAAAAGGGCCGACACTATACATACCAAAACCGTTTTGGTAGCCGTACAATATGCGGTCTTTAACATGGATCACTAGATTGCGCCCCGGCTGTAAAGTGCGGTACACCTCCGGCATGAGAAAATCCATCTGGGAGAAAAAAGCATCGTCGCTGATGTTATGTCCGAAGTCGTTTAGGAAATTGGTATATTCATACTGGTTGCCAAATGGGATGGAAGTAAAAGCCAATCCAAAGCGATGGCTATCAATATTGGGCATCTCTGCCACGTTGTCGTTATTGATGGCCGTAAATGATTTTCCGAATACTTCGCGCCGTTTTACGTAGAAAGAGCGTTTTATGTCCTCGATCTGTTCTTTCTGGTGCAAACCATACTTTCTTATCAGTTTGGACATTTCTTCGTTCAGTTCGTCGTATTCTTTCCATTTCCGGAGCATGTTTTGCAAAGTCGCTTCGTTTTCGGATGTGTATATCAAATGCAGGTCAACGACTTTTTTTTGCATAAATCTATAAGTACGGTGCAATGACTGAATCCAATCATCGAACTTGTCGGTAACATCTGCGTAAATATTGACGTTGCAATGATATTGCCAGTTGCAACCGGATCCGCAAACCTCCGGCTTTGGTGCGGCAAGTTGAATCTCTCCTTTTGCAAATCCCAATACACGACGGTTTCGTTCTTCGCGCTGCAATGATCCATATACGGATATTGAACCTGGAATAGTCTTTTCGATAGACAGTCTTTCATCTTCGCGATAATGCCAAAGTATCGCGTGTGTATCGGCTGGATAAGTTTCCAATATCTCACGCATTTTAGCTACACGCACATCCACGGTTATACGTGCCATCCGATGCTTTTCGGACATGTCTTTACCTCCGGATGATGCTAGTTGGTATTGCCCGTTCCTATCCTGCAATTCGCCCAATAGTTCGGGTGCGACTTCAATGCGGTGGTATTGGATATTCAACGGCGGCAACTTGTAACCCTCATCATCATAGCCCAAATCTGACGGGTTGGACAAAAAAAATGACCACGACATTAACCATGCGTAAAACTCTTTTTCGTGGCCTGGATACAAAGTAAGCCCCCCGGCGCGTTGACTGTCTCTTTGAAAAAATCTAGTCATTGCCAAACCACGGTCCATTACACCCAAAAAGTGCGCATAGTTGATAAGTTCCAGATATCGGTTTGGGGCGGGCGTTGCGGTCGCTACCAACAAGAATTCCACTTTTGGCGAAAACTCCATTAAGCAATCCGTAATCTCGCTATCCATGGAGCGCAATACATTACCCTCATCCAAACTTACGGACGTGAATTGCGACAAATCAAAACGTCCCAAACGTACTTTGTCATAATTCGTGATATAGTAAGAAACGCCATCGGAAATATCTTCCATCGTTTCAATGTATTTTACTTCCATTCCCATACGCGGACCTTCAGAATGTGTAAATTCTACTATTGGGCTAAGTGGGGCAATAATAAGGTGTTTACCTCCTTTATGGTTGTGGATCACTCTATGCCAATCCAACTGCACATGCGTTTTTCCCAATCCGAAAAGCATAGCACAAAGGCTTTTACCTTGTTCCAGTGCGAACAATACGGCATCTTTTTGATGGGATTTTCCGGACGGGTGCAATTCGGATACATCTGCACGAAAACCGGTCTTTTCGTGTAGGATTATTTTTGAATTTAAAAATTCTTGATATTGCATTTTTAAAAATTTTCAAATAACATGGGAGTTTCAGATTTATACAAAACTTTAAAGTGGTTTTCTTTATCTAGATAGTCTTCGGGGTAGTCTCTTATTAAAGACCACATTGTACTCCTGCTTATAAAGCCATCTTCTGGAAGGTCTGTATTAAGTAACTGGTCTTCTTCAAAACATTCGGCATATATATCTGTTATAGCTTCACCTTCCCTTTGTAGTATTACTTTATTTTCCAAGTTATCTTCTGCAAGGGCGTTGCAAAATTCTTTAAGGGCTTTCCATGTCATAATTGTAATTTTATTCCGGCTCTACGTTTAGAATAATGATTTCATATAGGTCCGGATACTCTTTTGCAATGCTTTTTGCATCCTCCCGACTGTTTGATGAAAGGCGCGCCCCGACGCGCGAACTGTCGTGACCGTCGGCGGCGACGTGGAACGAAAAACCGCCCGCCTCAAATGCTAGTTTGCTTTTATCTGTGATTTGTGTCATTTTATTTACCAGTTAAAAAAGTTTTGTAATAAGATTCCATGCACTTGCCTAGGTGCTTTGCTTTTTCTGATGTGTCAACACGAAGGCGAGCCCTGACGTGCGAAGCGTCGTAGTCGTAGCCGAAAACGTGGAACGAAAACCCGCCCGACGAGGAACTGAAATATGGGTAGTAGTAACACTCGCTTTCATGCTTTCCTTCGCGTAGTGCTTTGGCGAAAATCTTAATAGATATTTCTGCATCTTCTATCGGATCACCTGTATTTGGCAATTTGTGTCCTGTTTCTTTACAAGCATCTTCAAGTGTCCTAACGCGTTCCAAAATATTTTTGGGTTTTAAATTTTCTTTCCCAAAAAGGATCTCCAATACTGGTTTTAGTTTGGCTGGTGCAGCCTCGTATGCTTTTAAAGCATTTTCTTGCGGAATTTTAATTTCGCTCATACAATGTATTTTAAAAATTATTAAACGTAATGAATCGAAAACCTAGCTTGCGTCATATCATATCCCATATCTCCTAGTTGAGTGATAAGGTTATCTAAAACATTTGTTACCAAATGCAATGCTTTGTCCTGTATATGTTCTGGAGGTAAACGATCTTTTATATTCTTTCTTTCATGGATAGATTCCGTTTTAAACTTTATACAGTGTTTTGTCGGAGGTACTGTTTTGAATTGTAGCTTACTCATTTCGCATTGTCTAAAAGGGTGATCAAATCGCGTGGCTTGCAACGTTTAGAGGCTTCTAAAAAAGACTCCCATAATTCAACAGATTCTAGGTTATCCTTTTTGAAATGGTCAAAATCATTACCCTCCGATTCTTCAATCAAATCATCTATATCAATACTTCCCATAGCTATTCTATTTGAAACTTCAGACTGTAAAGCTTTTGATGAAATATTAGCCAATATGGAACTCCTTCCAATGACATTACCAAAAGTTGCGACCAAATCCTCTTTTTTATTTTTTGCTTTAAGAATATCAATAGCTTCTCTAAGTTTGGTATTAGCAAAAACGTCCTTTATTTGATCATCACACAATACAATTTCTATAACCTTCCCTGATTCTGAGTTCTTTATAGTAGATATCTGTTCATCTAAAAGGATTATAGATATCTCATTTCTAGTTTTTGACATGGCATATTTTATTTAATAAGTGGTTAAATGGTTGGCATGACCAAGACTTTACAATGCTCGTCCGATTTTGGACGGAAATAAGCAGGCTTGTTGTTTGCCGTGGCTGAAAATTCCAGTTCATCCACCGATTTCGGTAATGTTGACAATGCGCGGTTGAGCGTTGGGATGTTGAATGCTATCCTATTCAACGTTGTTTGCATTATAGCATCAATGTTGGTTTTGGATTGTCGCGCCGTATTTGGATCATTGAATTCCAGCTCAATCCCGTCTTTGGATAGATTTAAACCTACGGTACTAACCAAGGATTGGAAAACGGTCAACTTATTCAAGGCATTTCTAAAAGACGTAAAATTGAAATGGTTTTCGAATATGGGGTGGTAGGCGTTTAATATCTGTTCATATCCTGGAAAACTGTTTTCGGAAAGAACAATGATAGATTTCAAGTCTGCATATTCCGTACAGATGTTTCTGTTGGTAAAATATACTTTCGCGGCTGGAATATCCGCAATCGTTGGCATGTAATCGAACGGGATTAAAACCTTTAGTTCTTTATCAAATGCCTTTTCGATTTCAAAAGACTTGATGTACATATATTGCCCCGTCAATCCAACTACTGACATTTTATTACCTTGAAAATGCAGGCATATATTGGCAAATCGGTAATCTTTCGGATCCGCCAATTTTGCAGCGGCAACCATCGATTGTATCATATCGCCTGTAAGGTCTAATTCATAAGGATTATCCATTTCGGGCAACGATGGAAATTGAGCCACATCCTCGGCTTTCCCTAGTTCATAGTTGTCAAAACCACTTTCAATAGTGATCTTTTTAGCATCCAATGTGATAATCATTGGTATGAACAACACGGATGCTATTTTTAGCAATTCGGAAAACATGCAAAGCATTTCAAACTCTACATTTGAAGTCGCTTCCACTTTATTGACCAACGTTTTGCTTAGGTTCGTGGCCGTCAATACAATGTGGTCTTTCTTAACTGAAATCTTTACGCTTTCAGTTATTGGAAGTACGCTATTATTGTTGACTGCTGGCGATAGTTTTTTCAACGCTCCGGCTAACAGTTCCGGATTGACGGTTACTTGTTGTTTCATCATTCTTTGTTTTTGCGATGCGTACGGCAAAGCGTTTTTGTAATTTTTTACTGAATATTGTCCGTCCCGGCACTCTGCATATTATGACCTGAGACGGTGGTATTCCTATATAGGCACTCAATGCGGCGGCTGTTTTGAACTCCATTGCGTTTTGAGGTCTTTCTTCTAGTGGAAGGCTTAGGTCGTAGAGTTTATGCGGGACGGCGTTTTCTAAAGCATCTATGTACATAGACTATCTATTAAAATGGTAGGTCGTCCGGATCATCGTCCGATTTAACATCTGGCGTATATCCTGGATCGTTGTCAACGAAATAACCATTACTGGCGTTAGGCGTATATCCGATATTTCTTTCCGCGCGCGGACGCGTCTGCCTTTCCGGACCGTCGTTCCACCCCTGCCATACGGCATGGAACGGATACGGGTTTACTTTTCGTTTAAGAAAAGGCTGTAGCCACTGCTCGATTTTGATAAGAAAGAACATGAGGCGTTCATCACTGTTGTATATTTTTTTTATCGATCCGTCTGGGTTCTGTTGTTGATGTACGAGCGTAAGTTCCGGCATACCGTTAGGATTGTCTTTTGTATATCTCCAAAATATTTTGCTGCCATTTTGTTTTATATTCAATGTATGCATGTCCTTTCCGTCTTTTTTGTAGAAATTGGTAAGGATGTCGAACGGTGTTTGTAAATCTATGTTTTCCATTGATCGGTAAAAAGCCATGGCATAAGCATCGTTTTGCCAAGTCTCCAGAATGAAATAATCATCATGGTCTATTAAATGGAGACGTATAGTCGTACCAATATACTGACCTTGTTTTTCCACTTTCTTAAAATCCACATACACAAGGTGTACATTGGACAACTGGTTGTATCTTACAACCTCCCCATCCGGGTTGCGCCACTCCATAAATCCGTTTCGGATATTAAAGTATTTTCTTTGTGTGGATACTGCATTTGCTGGCATAGTCGATTGTTTATAATTTATGGATGATTTGTTTTTTGGCGGCGTTGAGTAGTTTGTACAACAGGAATACCATCTGTACAAAAAGTGCCAATAAGACTACAATAGATACATCTTGCTTCCAGTTGAACAAGACAAATATGATCATGACGTAAGTCCCTAAAAGGTGTAATGTTGTTTGTTTCATATAATTGAGTTTTTGAATTGACTTTTTTTAAAAGTCCAGAATGGAAATCCCAGACGTGTATTGAATTTAAAATATGACTAGTGGCCATGGCAGGATTTGAACCTGCATGAGTTGTAACCTCTCACCAATTGCATGCATGCATCTTAGTGTTTCCACTTTGGCGCGTCTACCAATTCCGCCACATGACCGTATTAAAACCATCTATGGAAATAGACGGAGTTCTATTTAACCTATTGGAAAACACCTATATACTTATGCGCTTGGAAACGCCATTTTTCGTGACCGGTTCTTTAAATAATTAAACTTCTTGTAATATGCTTTGTTGATTTTCCGAACCTCCCTTAGCAATCTTCTTTTGCTATCCTTCCGTTCATAAACCCAATCCGATAGTTCGTCTATGGATTTTCGGATGGGGAGGAGGTCGATAAATTCGGTACATTCATCCAGCTTTTGCAATAATTTCCATCTTCGGTTTTCAAATATTTGCCGCGTGGTATTGAAACTCGAACGTATATGTTCCAATGCCCGGAACGACAACAAAAACAGCACAAGCGCAATGCCCGCAACTTTTAGGATAATGGGATCTAAACAGTTCATAATTTATTATTTAAGGTTTAATAATTTTGCTTTGAAATAAACAGGACGTCCAATCTTCGGACGTATGTAACAGTCTTCCGGTATCGTTCCCCGGCTTCTAGCTTGCCCCATGGATTCCGGCTTTACGCCCAGAAGCTCCGCCGCCGCCGTTTCCGAAATAACTTCAGATAGGTCCAGCCTTACCGACAGTTCGTTAACGACTGCCTGCAACTCATTCCAGTCTTTTTTGGGAATCATCAGCATTCTTTCCATAAGACAAAAGATTTAACTCATTACAGCTTTAAGTACCTCGTATTCAGATTGGTAGTACCTGCGCACGTCATCGCGGGATGTTGTTGGGTTGTCGATTATCATCCTCACGTACGAATGGCTAATCCCAAATTTTGCAGCAGTTTTTTTAACCGTATTGGCCCTGACCGGATCGTACCCCGGCAGCTTCCTATTTATCTTATTTGTATCTTTAGCGGTTAAACTCATGTTTGTGTATTTGTTTACAATGCAAATATGGTTAAAATTTTAACTAAATCAAATTAAATGGATAAAATTTTTTCACCAATCAAGAGAAGAATTATAGAATTTATTGAAAATCAAAAGATTAAGAAAGAATTTTTTTATAAAAAAATTGAAATATCTTCTTCAAACTTTAAAGGTCCGGCTGCAAAATCAGAATTAGGAGGCGATATAATAGGTAAAATTATAACCTTTTTTCCTTTACTTAATCCAGAATGGCTATTGACAGGAAACGGTGAAATGTTGAAAAAAAATAATAACGTTGGTTCTGTAATCGAAGATGAAAATGATTATATCAATAAATTTTCCAAAAAAATTGAGACGATGGAAGATGAAATTCTACGTTTAAAAAGAACAAATGACAGACTGCTGAACACATTGGATGAAATGGAAACCGAACTGAAGAAATTGAAGAAAGTAGATAAACGTGAAGGCGTGTCGGTGAAATAATCATTCACCACATATACAGCCTTAACTAAACCTTGCAAATTACTTGCAACCCGGAAATACTTTAAGAAACCTAACAAATTTTATAACTAAAAACAATCCATGAAAAAAATTATTTTCTTAGTGCAAGGCAGTCAACCGAAACCATACAATGTGGTATTTACGAATGACGGGGACAATGTGTCAATCACATGCGACTGCAAAGCTGGGTCTATTGGACAATTATGTAAGCATAGGATTTCCATTAGGTATTGTTAAATTTATATAGTTTTTATATTTTTGTAGAAAAAATGGATTGTCCAAAATGTAAAAGCAGCAGCCATAATAAGGATGGCATAGTTAACCATAGGCAACGCTATTTGTGTAAGCA